TGCAAACCCACCTAATTCCGCAATTCGCGCATCTTATCTCTTTGATGCCGGGATCTGCGTTGAGGGGTTTCCCGGGTTCGGCCCACGACGGCTTCACGTTCACGAACCCACTTAGTGGTTCAACTGAATTTGAGGATCGTCCCGATTATCTCGGTAACCATACTAGTCTTTTGACCAAGCATGGCTTCACGCACTATCGAGATAACATTATCGATGAGCATGTCATTTCCTTTATTATCACCCGTCGTGCCGGGTCCCAGGTTATTGGTAATGACAATCTACAACGCTTCATCCTTAGTGAAATCGCTACCGAGTTTCCCAATCTACCACTTGGCCTTGCCAATAATTGCGCAGCAAGAGCGTATCAAGTCCTACTATGTGTCCGAACACTAGAGGACTATACTACAGCTCCAGCGCGAGGAGGCGAGTTGCCGAGGGTAGTTTGGTGACAACGGCGAAGAGGCTTTATCGGAATCTTTACCCGTGGAGTGTATAGAGCCTATCCAACACGATGCGCCATTAGGGACTTTAAAGGCGCATGCAGGTTTGAGTTTGTTAGAGGAAAAGGTGATTATATCTGGAACGACGGCGATATCGTGTTCCCGGATAAACCTCAGCATATGTTCGACAAATCGGAGTACCGGACCGTGTTTGGTCCTAGCTTTAGCAGTGAAGCTAATATGTATCGCGTGGATACGTATGGGATACGAGGTGCAGTTCGACGTGTGACGGCTGAGCGTGAGATCGCCCGCCCTGGTTATCATTTGGAGTTGGTCCGGAATCAGTTTAGTATTCCGCCGGCCTTGACGCGCAGGTGGACCCATTGGTTTAAACAAAGACTAAGGGAACAACTGGATAACGTCCTCGATGTAGCTACAGAGAAGAATAAATGGTGTGAGGCTGCACATCCGAAGAAGGTCTTGCGCGTTAATTCGCGCAGGGATCTTCTCGCGGACGGCCGGATTCATCATCCCACTTTTCTTAGGCAAGTCGACTACAAGTGCAAGCCAGATGAGCTCCTTGCAAACAACAAGTATCTGAGAGCGGTCGGAGACTGCACAACTATCGGTTCATTGAAGTGCGGATACTACATGGACCATGTGAAGAATGCTTTCAGATGCACATTCCAGTCTGGCATGGGCCGCTGTGAATTCGTGAAGACCCCTGAACTTGGGAAATTAAGAGATGTGTTTCGTAAACTGCTCTTCCCGAAGAAAGGATTTTATTTTCCGTTTTTCAGTGATGATTCCTGTGCTGGATTTAGGTGCCTAGATGGCACCTTGGTGGCTAATCTTGATATTTCTGCTTGTGATGGAAGTAACTACCGCCCAGTGTTCAATCTACTAAGGGAGGCTATGTCCGTGGATCCTCGTTTCGATGAGGATGTCCAAGGAGCCTTTGAACAGCTGTGCGCAGTGGCAAAAATTACTGACCCCACAGATTACAAGAACAAAGTGTTCATCAAGCCTAAAGGGCCCGTATTGTATTCCGGATCTGTTTTGACCACCAGTGTCAATAACATGGCCAATACTTTGATTTTTTTAGCTATAGCCGACGCGTGGAGACCCACAATGACAAAGGCACAGACCATTGTTTGCGTCCGCCAGGCAGCTGAGAGAGTTGGGTTCATATTAAAGGTAGATGTATGCTCTTGTATGGGAGATGTTCAGTTTTTGAAACATTCGCCGTGTGTGAAT